CTCGCACGCGCACGTGCCGGTGCGATAATGTCTCTATAACTCGCTTCTTGATGTTTGCGTAAAACTTGTCGTCGCGGTCGAAAAGTACACGTACTTTCGGAATCACACGCTCAAGTTCCAACGCAGCAACCTGTGTTTCGGTCACAGCCATGTGTTAGTCCTTCATCAGAAAATCCATCGTTGACATCCCAGGAGGAATATCCTTCGCATTACGGATTCGTCCACTATTATTGGATGTGGATTTTCCAGATGTGATTGGGCCTTTTTTGGCCGGTCTTTCTTCAACCTCTGACGCATCTTCCGAAAACGCACGGCGACCCAAACCGCGCAATGCTTCACTACGTGCCTTTTTGATGACGCTGGGCAAAAGCGTACGGGCCTTCGACAAATATGCTGATTTAATTCTATCTGTAGATGCTTTATCGAAGTTAGTCTGATACGCCTTATCCCACAGTCTATCGATCAGACCACGAAACCTACTGTCCTTAGACATTAGGTTGACAAGGGTTTCCTGTGCATCAGTAATCGCCTTACCGCGCACATATTCAGTCATCGACTTGTTAGGATCGATGTTACCCTCAATAGTGGCTTTCAATACATTATCAGCCTTCGTCTGAAGTTCGTCCCGAACTTGACTGAACTGCTGATAGAATAGTTGTTGTCTCTGCTGTTGAACCTCATTCAACTGACCTTCTTGCTGTGGGTCACGTTGACGAGACAGCGTAGTGGGAGGCTGGAAATTCGACGTACCGAAAATGAACTGATTGAGAATATTTGCCGCTGATGTGAGTGGTTGACCCTGCTCACCTAATGATCTACCCTCACGAACCATCGTAACGATGGTATCTTTAAGTACATTACCAAGCACATGATAGTATGCTTGCTGATCTACTTTCTTCAGGGCCGGGAGATAATTATCAGCGATACGATGGAATGCTTCCTGACTTTCTTCCTTAGCAGCCTGAAGTACGATACCAATATCACCACCTTTGATGATAAGATTCTCAAATCCATCCAGAATCTGAGCTTTTTCAGCTGATTGTCTAGCATCCTGTACAGTTGGATAGATTTCAGTGAATTGCTGATCTCTATAGTACGCCTTCTCAAGATACGGAAATTCCTTAAACAGAGTAGGGAACTTCGCCAGTATCTCTTTACGACGTACAGGCGTCATCAGTTCCAAGTCTTCATCACTTGGACCCTTTAATTCTTCCTCAATTTCCTCTAGTTCATCTACTTCTTTCTCTTTTTCAGGTTCTTCTTCATCAATATCTTCATCAGATTTGATAGTTTTGGGCGTAGATATATCCAACGTTTCTTGGGGTTCTTCCTCTCCAAGTAACTCTACTACATCCATCGTATCGAGTGGTTCACTCGGTGTATTGTCGTTATTGGATTGTTCCGCCATCTCTCCCCCATTGTTCTAAAAGAATTTTCTCAGCTTCTTCACGAGGAATATTCCTAATATTCATAATAGTTTCAATTTGTTTCTTTCTTTTTGCTAAAAATGTCTTATCGCCTACAGACATTATACCAGTAGATTTCCAACCTTGTATAATTTCTCTAATCTTTTCTTTACGCCTATTTCCCATTAAACAATAAATAGTCATCATCCATTCAATAGCCAATTGTCCATTAATAACAATTACATATGCAGTATTATGATTAATTTTCTCATATTTTTTTATTCTAATATTAGTTGAAGGGTCCATTATATCTCTAATTCTTTGAATAATATCCAAATCACACATTTCTAATTGAATTCTAGCATATTTTCCTTTATGTAAATTGAAACATCCTTCACCTTCAAGTATTCCTGCAACCCAAATTATTTTACTGGATAGTTGGAGCAGATTCATTATTTACTCCAATTTGATCACCACCTTGTGGTGGAGGTACAGGAGCTTGTTGCATCATTTGTTGCTGAGCCTGAGCTTGCATCTGCATTTGCATTTCTTGCATTTGCTGTTGCATCATCATATCTTTGTGCATTTTAAGATGAAGTAATACGTTCTTATAGCCCATCGGATTTTCATTTTTTGCAAGTCGTCCAGCATCACTCACCAACCATCGACGACAAATATCTGCTTCTAGTCCGTGATTATCTACTTCCATATCAGCTTCTATAGATGGTATTTCTTGTGGAGGTGGTAGAGGCATACCCATTTGTTGAGCCTGCATCATCATATTTGGATCAGGAGGTAAAGTGATAGGTTCAGAATTAACTAACATTTGAATTTCTTCATACTGTTTTTGACGGTCATCCTCTCCGGGTATCACATAATCTGTTAATCCAATAGCTCTTTTAATATATGGAATATTTTCAGGTGTCAACAATGTCTGAATCAGCTCCGGAATCTTAGTTTCAAAAATTTGCATTATTGCGTCCTTCTGTTGGTTCCAGGTGATGGGCAGATTCTCATTCGCTTCTAATTCGACTGAACCTATCTTACCTTCGAGTTCAGCTTTGCGAATGAATACATTGACGAAGTTACCGAATTCATCCTTCTTTACATTATGTTCATCATCCTGCATAGTCTTAATATACATCGGTATTACTTTACCGAATATCTCCTTCCACCAACTAATTAGTACTTTCCACGTTCCCTGAAGGCGCTGTAGCGCCTGTGCGCGCCTCATCGAATATTCACTAGCCGTACGACTACCGCTAATTTGACCGCCAAATAGTGATGGAAGCGAGCCAGATACCATCTGACCCATTTCCTGTATCTTCTCAGCGAATGGCATTACTTCGCCCGAGAGTGTAGCAGTCTTTACTTCGTAGAATCCTTCTGAGATGGGCTTACCAGATCTTGGTGTAGCAGGATAAATCCCACCAGGTATGGCCTCTGCATTTCTATACGCGTCAAAATTAAGTACCTTCGGGTCTGCGAACGTTTGAGGTATACCGTGTTCGACGGTTTGAAGAACCAAAGATACAAGATCGTTAGTAATGTCCTGAATAGATACCAGCAACAGAGCCAGAGGGTCGAAATGAATGTAATCCGATAGCGGATTGTAGGTAAGAGTCCATGCATCATCCAAGTCCTGATTCTCGACATGGGCAACTTTATCATTCACTACACACGCTTTGACCCCATTCGGATATTTATCCTTCATGTATTCAACATCTTCTTCTTCCAAGATGTTGTATGCACACGGACGGAACCAACAATTCCTCACAGTGACGTTATGAATTGGATATTCACCCCTATACTGTGGACTTAATCTACCCCACTGTTCATACAAATCAAATGCAGTAGATGATTTGATCTGATCACGCAATTCAGGATACTGTTCTAATGCATTAGCATAATGAGTTTCATAAGAATAGATCAGATACGAACACTCTGATTGATTACGCGCCCACACCGGCACCTTAACATACAAACCACCGAAAATCTCCATGCACACACGAGATTTTGGGTGACTCGTTGTTCCGACTAGCTTAGTGATTACTGCTGCTGATTTCTGGAGGGAAGGAACTACCTGACGAGCACAATTGGGGCATATTTCAAGTCTATCAGCGATGCTCATGAATGGAGCATCTACATCTCCTGGATCGAATTTATCCTTCTGATTCGTAACGATGGATCTATCAGCCATCGCTTGACCACAGAACTGACACATAGGCTGTTCATAATTCTCAGTTACTTCCTCGAATTCATGTGTCTCATATTCACCGTATTTCTTATCCTCTTTCGTGTAGGAATAGCACGCAGTCATTCCTTCTGTCATGAATACAAATAGCCCATGTAACCACAACAGGGGCGCATTGTTATGACGGAATACCAATTCGGCTATCTTATCACCTGCTTTAGCTGTACTGATATCCAAGGGATTATCAGCATCATCAGGATAGCAAGTAATAGGAGGAACGATAATAGAGAGTGCTGCGATGATTGATTCCAGATAAGCTCGGTAAATATTGACCGACTTATCGTAGTACGCTTGATCAGAGTCCGAACCCGATTTATCCCATTCCGGCATACGCCAATCATGATTGACTTCACTGTAGTAGGTGTGCTGAATATTTTCCCACAGTAGCTTGAGCCGACGCCATACCTTAATCTGACGATCGCGCACAGCTCTATCTTCATTGTCGAAATGATCGACAAGAGCCTTAACTAACTTCTTAGTTCTATCGTCTAGTTCTTTTTTCATCACACTTCGTTTCAGTATTCTACGTTATATCCACTATTACCGCCACCACCCATCATCGAATTACGTTGTTGCATCAGCCTATTTTGCTGTTGTTGCATGAAGGGGTCCATCAGACCTCTCTGACCAAACATTTGCATTTGTGGCTGTTGCATCTGTGGATTGAATCCCATTCCCTGATTCATTTGAGGCTTATTCCACATAGGCTTATTCGATGGTCCGATTCCTCCCGGCATTGGAGTCATAGGTTTAGTTTCTGGCGGTTCTTGTGGCATAGGTCCACCAAATGGACCACCAGGTTGATTCATCCAGCTCATATCCTGACCAGCCTGCATACCCTGATCACGATATTGTTGCATAGGTGGTTGTGACGGACCCACTCCACGTAGTCCACCGTCTGTACTTTGCTGCATAGGAGGACGACCCATAGCCATACCAGGATTGAATTGACCCATTCCCGGTGCCTGAAACTGACTACCACCAGCCATTCCTTGTCCAATCATAGGAGGAGTACGCTGATTACCCATACCAAATCCACCACCTGATGGACCGATACCAGGCTTCATTCCACCACCTACTCCTGGTTGAAATGAATGTTGTCCACCGGGGCCGCGTGTAATTTGTCCTTGATTCTGACCACGCCCACCAGTACCCATACCCATTGCGCTGCCTAGAGCTTGTCCAAACATGTTATTTCCTTCCGGTGGTTCGAGATTTGGGTAAATGGGTGGTAGACCACCGCCAGGCATGTCTTCCATCATTCCAGTTTCTTCATTCAGGAATTGAATAGGTGGTGAGCCACGCCGTATATCCTGCTGATTTAATAGAGCTGCATTACGCCCAGTATTGAATGCCGCACCTAGATCTGGTGTTTGTCCGGCACCCGTACCGTAGGGTAATCCTCTAGGGCCAGCTCCCCTATTAGTATTGCGCGCCGGACCCTGATAACTATTTCTAGCTCCACCGCCACTCATCCTACCACTGTATGCCTGTCCACTAGGTTCACTATATTGTGGCTCAGTAGATGGACCGATTGATTTATTACTACCACTAGGTTGTGCCATCACACTCCTAGCTACATCTAGCCCACCTAATCCCGCCGTAATTCCCTTACCTAATTTCTGCATCCCAGTGAGGGGCGCACCTTTAACAGAAGTAAGTTTACCCAGATCCTTTAGCTTGGCTCCACTTAATGCACTACCTAATGCACTAGTTCCAGCTCCCATAGCTCCGGCACCTAACGCCTGCTTCCAACTACCCCCTTCTAATTTCTTAGACGCCGCGCCAGCACCCCCGGCTATAGCCATGCTAGCCAGAGGGCCAACTCCTGGTATAAACGCAGCAGCGATGGGTGCAGCCTTGAGAGCTATCTTGCCCAGCTTACCCCAAAAACCCATTTTTAAGCTACTTTCTCTACATGTCGCTTAAGGTAATCGAGGATTAACCTCTTGGAAACTGATATCCTGGGAAACAGTATGCGATTATCACTAGTACAACCAATAATATAATCAATGCGTAAATTACTCCACCATAGGGAGCAAATCCAGTCCACGCAGGTAAGGCAAGCACCGCTCGAACTACACCCATCACAGCTCCTGCAATGATGAGCGCGATAATCAAGCAGATGACTAAGCTAATCATTGTGCTTCCTCTTTCAATCCGAGTTCTTCCTCTAACTTTTCAATAGCGGGAGCCATCTCCTCTTTCTTCTGTCTAATTAGTCTAGCTTTCTCTCTATCCGCTTCCTCAAACATCTGTTGACGCACACGCCACGGAACATGCTGTGCGCCAATCGGCCTAATTTGTTCAGACTCCTTAGAGGGTGGCTCGGACTTATCTTTATCCAGTAAACGTGTGAGTAATTCTTTACGTTCACGCTCGCTTGCGGCAAGCTGTGTGCTAAGAATCTCACATGCAGCACATGGGTCCAGAGGCAGCCCGAACCACTTTCTAAAGAGTTGACCTATCAATGCCTATACCTCGCTACTGGCTTAATGACATTATCAGATTCCATCTTCTCTGACTTACGATAGAATCCAGTCCAATCCTTAGTCTCAGTTAACTGTTGTATTAGTGCTTCCTGTTTCTGTATCTTCTTGAATTCCTCATTAGCATCATCAAAATATGCCTCAGCAGCGTCTACTATGTATCTCAGTCCGTCGATTGGGTCGTCCCCTTCAAATTCTGCGATATCTTCAGCCGGTTTATTCTTTTTCGGCTTATCATATGAACATGCTTTGATGGCTTCGATTAAAATCGGCGCGCATCCCTCAAATATCTGCAATTTCGGTATATTAATCTCCGGCTCAGGAGGATTCAATGTATTCATGTACGACTTGTAGTATTCTAGTCCCTTATTACGAAGAATCCACATCGCTCGTTCTTCATCGTACTTAGGAATCTCGGCGTCAGGAATAAAACGCTGACGCCATCTCAGATATTCATGTATTAGAATCTTGCCAGCTACTCTACTACCCGGACTATTCTCAGTTAATTCAATCGGAGTACCTAATTCTTCCTCAATTTGTTGCTGAATAGTGTGTTCTTGACCACGATCCTGCCCGGCACTCTTACAAAATCTAATTAATTTCGGTGATTCTCTATCAATATTTTGTTTTACGAATGGTGCCCATTCAGCGATCTTCGTTTTAATCCAATGTTGCTCGCGATAGATATAAATACGCTTCATCGGACTGACTGCAACATAACCTATCCAGGTCATTGCAGCGAATCCCCAGTCACCAATGACTAAACGAGGCCACCATTCAGGAATATCAAATGCCGGACAGACATGAATTGCATTATCCGGCTCATCATGGTAGTGTCTATCTCGAAATTCATCGAATACCTGCCCTTGATACGCATTCCAATCACCGAATTTCTTCGCTTTACGTTCAGCATCAGGGAGCGCATCTAGTGATTGAGCATAAGTGGGATCTACATGAGGATTATCAGCCTGAGTCGCATGTACATAGTATCTTTTGTTACCACCTTTCCCTATTAGAATCTTTCCACCTTCTGGACACGGCTTAATTAGCCTTTTGTATGTCCATGTGTGGCCGATTCCTCCCGGCATTCCCGCTGCCCTAATAATCGCAGGCAATCCGCTACCTTTTCTAGCTCTTGTTCGTTCAAATCCGATGTAAAGATATATCCATTCTGTAAACGAGGTAAGTTCGTCCGGAGTATAGAGATTAATCTGCATCGAATCGTATTGATGGACATCATCTTCATTCTCACAGTGACCTAAAAATATTAAGGCTCCCTCATTTCCCTTAGTGAACCCGGCTGCGCCGTGTTGGTCCGGACGTGGAAAAGTCCAACACATATCAGTCTTATTAAACGTAGCACCAAACCTACGGTACAACTCTCTGGATCTAGGAACTATCTCATTCCTTAATTCAGGAAATGTACGTCTTTGGAATACTTGCTTAAACTCTGGATTCTCATGGAGCCTGTGTACGATCCCATAGAGTAGAAGCAAGTCAGACTTACCTGAACCGGCCCCTCCCCCATATAATGCTTCCTTTATACTGAATGGAACTGATAGAAATTCAGCTTGCTTGGGCGATGGTTTCCACTCGTTCCGTTCACTCACTGTATTGACTTATCGGACTGGAATACCGAGTGCAGCACACCACTCAGCACGATGCTTAGCGACTGAATCTTCCCACGTCATTCCATTGTAGTAATCATTGAATGTCTGTTCAGACCAATCGATGATACCGCCATCGACTAATCTACCAGCGTATCCGTAATCATCTTCCAACAGTCCGCGTAATTGACTGACCTTATCCTGTTCGTATGGATGTGGCTGATGTGCCATGTCTGTATCTCCAGAGTAGGACTTCATTACAGCGGCGCATTCCACCATATTGGGAAGATCCCACACATTTCTAATTTCACGCCATCCGTTGTAATATTCCTGTGGTAGATGACCGTTCCACACTGACCACTCTGAATGACCCATGTACAGAGGCCATCCAGCTCCCTTAGTAGCATTTAGGTCACGCTCTACATCTGCACCGGTGGTATACATCCCACCTGCTGATGATCCCGGACCAGGAGGCTCATTATTGATCTTCTTTAGTTTTGGATATAGGAAGTTGAATGAGGAAGGATTAGCCCACTTATTATGGGGATCGCCGCGCATCGTGTGAATAGTCATTTCGGTGGCACCAGCATTATCATCGCCACCATACAATTCATCAGCAGATTCCTGCATTTGCTCATTAGTCGGATTAGCTCCCATCCCACCATGCGTAGCGTCAGGTGAACTGAGTGAGAGTTTGAATCCGGCAGGTAATTTACTACGTATATCACGGCCCATCGAACGAACTTCAGCAGGAGTCCACTTATTTACTTTGAATTCATTAGCGCACTCGAATGATCTCACTGCATCCCACAGACCATCAGTAGCACTAATAACCCTACTATGAAAATTATTCCTATCACTTTCAGTAGGAGTTTGGTTTCTCCCACCATAGAATGTGGCATGGACTGTTTTACCGAAGCTCTTGACCCATTCTAGCATCTTGCGATAGCGATTCTCCCAATCTTTGTGAATGAACACGCCCGCGTCGGTCCACACATCAGGTGATCCGTGTGACTGACCCTCAACTGCCAACATTACTCTGAATGATGATGGATTGATATTCTTCAGAATCCAATCCATATTAGCTTTAGCCTCATCAGGCCACTCAGCTAATGCCGTCATCATGCAGAACCAACCGAATCCCACTTCAATTGGACTGACCACGGCATCGGTGGGCGCATCTGATATGAATATAGGCCATCCACTCACATCGATGTACACATCTGATGGACGCCACTCATGCTCGGCAGCAGGTGCCCATGATGGACCACCCTGAAAATCAGGATATCCACCACCACTCCCAATGATGTCTACACGCTCACCATTAGGCAGTGCGACGTAATCATATGAACATTTGATTCCATTAGGGAACGTATATCCTTGTGGATTATTGTCGTCACCAGGATTAGGCTTAGTGAGTAGACCCCATCTCTCGGCGCGCATCTCCGGTTCAGCCACTACACGCTGAAGGAATTCACCACACGCCGACTTAGTATTGTGAATGAGTAGATAAGGATACGCCTGATCTATCCGCTTCACCACATCGATGTGATTGGTAGCCATGTGTTAGGCGACCGCGCGAACATTCACGTTACCGGAAGTACACCGAATGAATCCACCAGCTACTTCAATCTGTCCACCAACTAGAGTGACAGCGACATTAGCAGTGAAATCCGATGTATTGGACTGTTGGAGGGTGGGCGTAGTACCATCAGTGAATAGTAATACACGTTTCGATGGTAGAGCATACACTACATTCTGAGTAAGTGGAGTGACTGGACCTATAGAGATTGATTGTGGCATCGCTCGCTCCGCTCGCTCTGTATTTAAGTGATGGACCCACGAGTGCGGATACGCGGGCCTCCGGCCCGTCCCGCGTATCTATCCACATGAATTATTTCTTTACAGGCTCAGTGAATGTCTTCACTTCAGGTGACTTCTGCGCTGAAAGTACACCAGCAGCAGGAGTGAATGTGAACTTGAGTTCATTCGACGCCGCGCCATTACCACCTTCGACTACGACAGGCACTTCGACCGCCGCACCAGCAGTAGACATATCCACACCTGTAGTGAGTTCAGTAGCTGATACGAATGTAGTAGTTTCTTCTCCACCATTGAAATAGATTTTCGATGCAGGATCGAATCCTGTACCTGTTACATGGAGTGTGAAACTCGGTGAACCTAATGCAACTGTGGATGGATTGAGTGAACTGAGCACGGCTCCAGCAGGTGGATTGAGGATATACACGATAGTCTTCAGTGCCTTCGCAGCGAACTGACGATCTGACGAAGTGACTTCTAATAGACGAGTCAGATACATCAACTGTTCGCCGGTGAGAGTGACCGGAGTGACTGGTTCCACTAGCTGTGGACTGAATGTATCCACATGAACTCGCGTCTTAGCGAGCTTTACTGTACTTACAGGGGGGACAGGAGTCTTAGGCGCAGGAGTCTGATACGTTTGTGGATCTGACATCTCTATCTCCTCATGTGACTGAATCTAATCCCGGCGACGGGGGAACATTGCATCGAATACAAGAATTAGTAGTGCTATCACAGCGACTGCACCGAGTACACTGAACACAACTGTATCACTCACTTACAGTGATCGAGTCGTATGATCTCTCATCCCTGAACGTGGGTGCATATACTACAAATTGTGGTTTCTGAACTGAACCATCTTCAATAGATTGAGGAGGCTCAAGATCCTTGATGATGCCTGACATATTCTTAGCGATTACAGCTAAGTCCTTAGCATCGGTATAATCTAATTTCTCTTGAGTGATTGCTTCGAGCGAAGCATTCAGCGTTTTTGATGCCTTCTTTATAGCACGCGCTCTTGATTTGTTGATGTGAGAAATGATGGCGGGTTTAGGTGAATCGTAAGTTGCCGTGGATGTGGCACCCTTCTTATAAGCGGTAACGGATGACGCGCTTATACCGAGAGATTCAGCTAACTGTATTGCAGATTTGTTACCATTGAGTACAGCATCTTCACCTATAATCTTTCTTAAGCTCTCAGGAACATTCATGTCACCATCTGATCTACCTTTGTGAGGTAGTTCTATTACCTGAGCACGTTCAGGTGCTATATTGCCAAGTTCCTTATTGAATTCCTCATCAGTAACAATGCCTATAGCCATATCACCTTACCCATGAGGCGAAGCCGAATGTAGCCACTTCAAATTACCTCCGGGACCATGTAAGAATTACACCTCCGGCTCACAAGTGAAATTGTACCGGACTTTCCCCCGAAAGTCAAGGAAATAATCGTTCCACGTGAAACATTTTACCAGTAATTTATATCGTATACATATATAAGATGGAACCATAATAGGGGACCCTATATTTTTATAGACTATCTTTAGATTATCTTTAGATTATCTTTAGAATGACGTTTGATTGGGATGTAGCCCCTCAGCTCCGCTATGATGGGACCCATTGTGCAGGGGTATGCACCCCCATGCAAGAGTGTGCAAGTGTGTGAAAAAAAAAAAAAATTCACACACATTCAATTAGTTGTATTATACTATCCATATAGATGGATGTCAAGTACTTAGTTGTAACTATATCGTTACATCTTGTTACAATCATTTACTTGACGCACGCTAGCATACATGAGACTATAGACAAGTCAACAGTCGTTGACAAAGGAGATAGATACACAGTGAAACTTTACAAGGTAGACTTCACATTCTCAGACAGCTATCGCCCCAAGGGTGAATGCTTCAACTCCGTCTCTCTGGTCGTTGCAGCCGAGGACCAGTTCTCAGCACTTGCAGTCGCATGGGACAAGGTTAAGTGTCTGGAAGTAGACGAACCGAAGTCCTTCAACGCGCAACGCTACGACAAGTGCGAGTAGTATAGCACACCTGAAGGAGCCGACTGTATATCGGCTCCTTTCACTTCAATTCTTTGGAGTAACTACATGAACGACGACGACGACGATTACATATATCACATGGCAGCCTTGTTCTTTTTCTTTGCTTCTGGTCATGGAATCAGAATTTTAGTACAGTTTGTGAAGTGGCTTCTATCATAGAAGCCTTTTCATATATACTTGACCCAGTAGCTGTACGCCATCGCTGTACGCATTCGCTGTACGTATGTTCGGCCTTCGGCCGACCCCAAAAATAGCTGTACGCTGTACATGTCTCCTCGCTACGCTCGGAGTGATACCTGGCTGTACGACTAGTTGTCTGGTCAACCATACAACCGGACAAGTTACTAAAGAGACATTTAGTTACAAACAATTACAAAATACATGTTTCACAGGGGTCTACTTCGCATATGATTAGTAGGTCAACACGGTTCGTTGACAAGTGAGGTGAATGGATGAAGACAGTGACGTTCAAGGCGACGACAGAAACGGCATGGGGAAAGCCGCTGTCAACGCCAATCGAGTATGCGGGACAGTATCAGGCTTTCACTGGTATTGAGGAAGTCCGCAACGTTGGCGAATTTCCCTCCAATGACGAAATCGTAAACTTCGTCAACAATAAGCGCAAGGCAGCGGCACGTAGCAAGGCGCTTACCACGGCACTTGAAGCGGCTGGATACGAAAAGCCGACGATGGAAACTGATGTGCTGATGCAGCTGAAGACTCTTTACAAGGTCTATATCGCTGCGAAGAAACCCCACGATGAGGCGCGCGAACTGGCCTCCACCACACTCGGCGTCGAGTGGCCCGACGGCGAGTAGTTCTCACATGGTGCCCGGACTGTATATCCGGGCACTTCCTTTTCATCGGAGGATACATGAACAACACTACGCGCGTGCTCTGCAACGTAATCCGCTACTGTATCCGAATGGGATACGCTGATACAGCCCGCATCTACACTCGACTCCTGGCTCGATACCATCAAGTAGATTGGAGGTCGGGGGAGTAATCCCCCTTCACATTATTTCCCACATAGCTGTACGCCTTCCCTGTACGCCTTCCCTACAAATTCGAGCTGCGCTCGACCCCTTATGTAGCTGTACGCCCTGCTGTACGCCTGTACTCGACTTCGTCGAGGTGCGCATTAGCTGTACGCCATATTTCCTATACATATATTCGGCGTAGCCGATACGGCATGGCCCTGCTACATATTATCGTCCTGTGTGTGTTGGGGGGGTGTGGTTGTGTGTGAGTCCCATCTTCAGGCCACCAGCCCCTAGGACACGTTCCGCACACACTCCAGACAGAATACATTCATTAACTTCACGTAGCCCTGTCTTTTTT